ACTCTAACTGTAAAAAAATGATGACATCGTGGTCTAAGTATTTACAAAAGTTGGCACCTACAATCCATAAGGCTGGTAAAGTTAATTTAGCATTTTGCAAGAATAATCCTCTCGTGTTCTATAGTACGCATCAGCATACTGTCAGTGGACTACCATATGAAGTAACCCATTTCGCAGTAAATTTTTATTTCGACCCTGCTGATAGAAAATTATAATTCGATATAAATAAGAAATTTATTAAATCTTGCTTCATAAGCTATCCCTGTTAACTAGATTAATGTCATTAATATAATAAAAATTATTGTTTATACTGAGCTAACACTATTTGTTTTCATAGCTCATAGTCATACCTTTCTTCAATTCTTAAACTTCATTCTTACGCATGAAAACGCATGAGTCCCTTGCACTAAAAACCGCCCTAAAGCCCGCGCCATGCGGGTTTTTTATTGGATCGCAAAGTGCATGAAAAAAGGATCGTTAAGTGAAGAGCGCAGGCGGGCGGGCGAGCGCACGCTGAGGGTCACAATTTCGATAGTGCTCAGTAGTAGCGTATGGTGTAACTAATAGTAATTTTATAAACCAGAGCTTACGTGGAACGAAATGGCTAGTTATGAAATAATTCGAAACAAGGATGTAAAAAATTTTATTTTAATAAGATAAATTTATTTATCTACAAGATGCTATTTCCATGAGGTATTTTTAACTTTTAGATATAGATAATTGTGAAATACTTTAAAATCAGATACTTGCGAATGATGATTTTTTAAGCTAAAAGCCTTTGCAAAATTGACTTCGATAAAGTAACCAATGGAGCTGGGAAAATTTATTGCACTACATTGATTAATATGAAATAACAATAGCTATAATAACAATAACTTAAATATTTCTTACTCTTTCAATTATATAGCTAATAAGTGAAAAAGATATGTCGAGAAGCTCTTATCAATTTGATCGCTGGAAACCTCGCGAACAATCTACTTGGGCCTTTTGGGTCTTTAAAAAGCACAATAAAGAATTGCTGCGCATGTATACCGCATTTGAAACATCTAGACGTCTGACTTATTCAACATTAGGTAAAAATGCGAAATGGAACGACCTCGCAAGTCAGCATCTCTCTTTTATTCAGCCACTAGGTTTTGAGCAATTTGAAGATATACGTGATTGGTCGAACGCGTTTAATGATTTAGAGAACTGGGTGAATCTTAATGCTCTTGTTGCTATCAGCTCTAACTTAGAAACTTACATGGCTACAGTGATCCCCTTAGCTTTATCATCAAATGTTGGCATACTTTATGGATTAGATAAAAAAATAGATGGTGCACAAATTCTCAAGTATGGTCATGATAGAGCACTTGATTTTGACGAGCAGGTACTTTCATGTACAAAAGGAAACTGGTCTAGCCGACTAGCAGCATATGAGCGCTATTTTACAAAAGCTCCTAAGTATTTAGCTAGTAATATATCAGCACTCGAAAGTATTCGAACCTTACGAAATAACGTAGCTCATTCGTTTGGTAGAGATATTGAAGCTTCACGCGAGCAGCAGCAGGTTAATACATTACCTATCGGGAAGCTATCTCGTAGTAGCTTTCTCAAGCTACAGAAAGTGACTTGGCAAACGGCAAAAGCGATTGACGTGCATTTGCATCAGTTTCACATAGGTGAATACCAAGCCTTAGCTTTTTATCATCGTATTTTCCCTTCGTTACGTCATGATTTACATCCAATGATGAGAGCTATTGAGCTTAAGAAAAAAATCGGTGGTTTCGGTGCCACAGCTGCTGGGAAGGAATATTGTAAAGGGCTTGTTAATTATTACGAATCTTTATAGCGATTTATCACCCAATCATTATTTAATAGCAGTATCTGCTAAGCTTTGTGAGTAGTAATAGTAACCGTAGAATTTTGAACCTCACTCTTAGTAAATTTAACCGCTTAATCTTATTAATTAATATGGAATTTAGGTCGATAATATTAGCTTGTTGTGCCGTATAGAAGCCAAGCCACCATAATTTCATTAATTAAGGCTGTACGTGATTTTATGAATAAAATCATGTTTGGTATAAAAAAGAACGCCTTATCAGGGCGCTCTCATTGCGTTTAAATAGGGGGTAGTTTTACTGCATAGTCTCGCTGTCATCTTCCAGTGAGTAAGGGGCAAACTGTATAATTTCCTCGCCTGCCCACTCGTTCAATTCCTCAAAGCGTTTTTGTAGCGGCAGCAATTCATTTCTCACAAAGACGCGGCTAGCTTTCTCTACGTCCCCAAACCCGCCAACGTTATTCGGCATAATGCCCATCATCTGCGGCGGTACCCGATGCGCGCCCAGCATGTCATCGCGGCTCACGTTTTTAATATTGAGAAACTCATCTTTCGCCGCCACCTCTGACAGCGGGATAATCTGAATCCCGTCTTTTTTACCGTTCGGCGAGTACATAAAAAGGTTACGAAAGTTACCGGGGCCTTTCGCGCTTTTCATCGCGCTGCGGATGTTGTTTACGTCCTCCTGGTTCTGCGCCGCATCGGTCATGTACATGATAAAGCCCGCGTGCGATCCGTTGATGTAATACTTACGCCGGAACAGGGTAGCCGACTCATTGAGCAAGGTTGACGGGATAGCCGAGAGGTATTCGGGTAGACCGTAAATCTCCTGATTCAAATCTGGCTCCATCAGGTGAAAAACATTCCCGGGCGTGAACTGATACGGTTCAGTGTTAAAGCCATATTGCACAAACCAGTAGGTGTCTAAATCTGTGCCGCGTCGGGTAAATTTTGCTAGCGCTGGCTCAAGCGAGATAATGCCGCCGAGTCGGTTGGTGCGCTTTTCCAGATAGGCATTACCAAAGACCAGATAATCTTGCACAAAGCGGCTAAAAGATTGGCGGCTGAGGAGCTTATGCGGAATAAACGAGCTGATTAAAATATTGCGCTTAACCTGAATCGGCGAGCTGTGATGCACGGCCGCACGAAAGGTACGCGCCAAGCCGTCAAAGCTGACAGGCGGCTCATACCAACGGTCAAGCTGAATACATTCGACATAATCCAGCAGCTCGCGGCGGTCGAGTACCGGGATCGGGTCGCCAAAACTAAACGCCTCGGCGCGGGTCGCCGTATTCTCTTGGACGGTCGCGCTCACTACTGGCAATGCTTTTTTGCCTCTGCGTTTGCTCATCTAAAAAATCTCCATAATATTGCCAGTATGGGCGGCTTCGCCCTGTAGGGGTTCGTTGGCTAAGGCGTGCATCGTCGCCCACGCTAAATCGGCGTGACTCGCTTCTTCGCTACGGCTGGCTTCATAGGTTGGGCGATTGCCGCTAGCCGTAGTGGTTTTGCGGATCGCCATAAAGGATTGCGCAATATCAAGGTGGCTCGCATCAAACTCTAAACGGCCACTGCTAATGGTGTCGTAAGCCTTGAGCACTAAGGCGTTTTTAACGGTAGGGTTATAAACAAACTCTTTGACCATCGGAAAGAACATTTTGACGTTCTCATAAACCCCATGACCAACCCCTGTCGAGTCAATACCGATATAAGTGACGTTATACTGCAATGTAAGCTGTCTAATGGATTCGGCTTGGGCTTTAAAGTCCATGCCGCGCCATTGATGGCGCTCAAGGATACGAAACTTCCCGCCCGGTACCGCAGGAGGGGCGATCACCACGCACCCTGCACTGTCACCGTTTTGTGTGCCCTTGGCTGGGTCATAACCGATCCACACTTCGCGCCAGCCGAATGGACGTAGCGCCAATGCCTCAAAGTCTTCCCACACTTCCCAGCTATCCACCATGCATTTTTGCAGCATGGCTAATTGGAACACCGAGGCCAAGTCATCCATAAACATGCACATCAGCAAGTTTTGATAATCTTCCGGGCTGTAGCGCTGGCGAAGTTGTTCAAGGTCAAACAGATTACAGCCGCCCTGCACCGCATCTTCAACGGTGACAATTTGCCGCCATTGACCGTCCTCACATAACCGCCCGTGTGACAGTGCGCTGTGACTAATATCAAGGTCGATTTTATCTGACTTGGCGCGGCCCTTATTAAATTGCGTGCCTGACCAGAACGGGTAAGCACTGTGCGTCAGGCTAGACGGCGTGGAAAAATAGGTTTCTCGCCACTGCTTATGCAGCGACATACCCGAGGCGACTTTTTGTAGCTCTTGAAATCTCGGGATCCAGAAATATTCATCAAGATAGAGATTACCGTGATAACTCTGCGCGGTGCGGGCATTGGT